TAGTCATGCATATGTGGAGCTATCCCGTCCATTTCTGGAGCTGAATATACCAATGCATCCTTTGTTACACATGATGTATTACTATCAGTACTTATTTTTTCGACATGATCCATAGCACAATTAGGCTGAGCTCTTAAAGCTTTTGCCAATTTCTTGTTGACTTTTCTTTTATCGATATCAAATCCAATTACAAATTCTATATCGTGGACACTATATCCTCCGATATCTTCGTACATAAGACCTATTTTGTCTTCTGGATTTTCGTTATAATATTGAATTCCCTCTACGAGAGACTTCGCGCATGATCCGACACCTATGATGCCTGCTTTGATTTTTGACATAATTATTTTTCTCCTTGTTTATATCAGTTTATTTGAGTGAGAAATTTGGCTGGGAGACCCAGAGTAGCTCACTATATACTATTAGTTATAACACTTATCAGACCACTTCCGAGGATAATGACTGCTGCTGTGTTTAAAATTATCAATGCTCTATCTTTCCAGATAAGAGCGACTATTAACCAACCAAACGTTCCAATTAAGGAAAATGTTTGGTCGTAAATTGCAAGATCAGAATTTGATCTTGTTGCCATTGCTATTAAAAGAATAGCCGAAGCTATCCATTTTATATACCAATCAATTGTATACTTAGGAGTCGCGCTCTTAAATATACGTTTTGAATTCTCTAATTCTTTTGCGTCAAACTTTGATTGACTCATATTCTATACCTGCTTCTTCAAATAATTGTTCTGTTAATGTATCGCTTTTATTCCAACGATCTGGAGTATCTTGAGAGAAAGCCATTACTCTTTTGACACCGACTTGGATAAGACCTTTTGCACATTCGCTACAAGTTGGTAATCCATGTACGTATACGGTCGAGTCTTTTAAAGATACTCCATTTGCTGCTGCATTATAAATGCAATTCATTTCTGCATGTACAACATACTTGTACTTTTCTTCTCTATCATTATATCTTTCTTCAGCATCTTCAATACCTCGTGGAAATCCATTATAGCCTTGAGCTATTATTTCTCCGTTTTCTCCAATAGCAACTGCACCAATTTGTCGGCTTGGATCTTTTGACCACGTGCCAAAGTGCCATGCAAGAGCGAGATATCTCGTATCCCAATTACTTGATAAGGTCAAAGTGTCTCTCGTATACATGCAAGTTTTGTACTTGCCAGTGAATATCACCTAAGCTAATATGACCAAGTACTTTTTCTTTATTAAGATCTGCGGCTAAGTTAACGAGTACTTGTTTTTGCCAAGCATAATCGTTCTTATAGCCAAAAACAACATCATTAGATCTCATTTGAACTACACAATGTAATTCTCTATTTCTAATATAATAGGTTACGGCATTAGTACAGATAAAATCATTTTTACCATTCTCATCGAATTCAAACCAGATACTTGGTCTTTGATAGACCATAGTGGCTCGTCTTGAATCCATGTTGTATGTAAGTTCATTTAATACTTGTTGATATTGACAATGAAATTTTGGACTATAAATGAGATGACCATAATTAGAATTGATTTCACCATATTTATTTGCTGTTGATTGCCAAGCTTTTGGTGGTTCTTTATCATCAGAATAGATGTCATTAATGTTAGTCGACTCAGATTGATACCAATCAAGTTCGGCTTTAATATATTCTTTGTTTGGAGTACCAAAGATAGCTGGTTTATCAGCAAGGAATGATGCGCCAATAATTTCTACAGTCTTACATCCAGTTTTATCTGTTGTAAACTGTTTTGATTCAAGAGCATTAATAAATATCTCTGCAATATCTTTAGTCGTCTGCATTTTGAATCCTGTTATTGAACATATCTCTCTTTGGATCTTGGCCTTCCATTTTACCACGAGCATAAGCAACTGCAAAAGAACAATAGTTAATCATGTCTTTATACGTATCTTCAATGCTTTCGAAGTTTGGTTCATCAGTTGATTCAAGCAAGGATGTTGCTCGCATCATTTTACCAAGAATAATATCATGAATAGTATCAATGCCACGTCTATAGTGCATTGCTTGTACTACTGTAGATTCAGAGCTTTGATAGTCTTGTGATTTTTTAGTTTGTAGTTCTGCACATTCTTGTAGAACTCTTAGGCTTTCTTTCATAATGTCTCCATAATTTAATTAATATATCTATTATACCATACTTTTGAGCAAATGTAAACAAGTTTATTCAACATTTAATAATCTATATGTTTCAGCTGGCGCACTAGATTGATTCCAAGCTTCTTTTACTGGCCATATCCCTAAGAATTTAAATCTTAAAGTTTTGCCTATTTCATTAGGTGTAATAATATCGATGTTAGTTTTATAAGCAACTATATGAGTTAGTTGATTCATATTATAAGATTCAATCATTTGATTTTTTTTTGTAAGTGACACATTATTAGAGTAATGTGGTTTTCTTTTATAATCTATGTAATAAATATGAGGTAAAAATTTTTCGATCATATCATCATGCCTCCATGCATAAGCTTCACCAGGCACGGGTTTATCTTGTTTTGCTATACCCTTCCACTTCATAGTTTCTTCCATTGCAATAGCATCTACATTGGTTCTTTTGGAATAGGTTCCTTTATTAAATTCTGCATCTAAGTGATCTATAAGCTTTTGATCAACTACATAAGTATGATTATTAATTTTATCTTTAATATGTTGTTCTAATTCAATCACGTTGAATATTTAATCCCCTGTTCATTTAAAGCAGCTCTATTCATCATATGTCCTTTAATGGTATCATCTTTTGATTGTCCCATATATGGAACTGCATGATAGTTATCCATCATTAATTGATTAACACTTTTTTCAGTATTAACTTCAAATACTGGATGGCCTTCGTTTTCAGATTGTATTATAAACAACTCTCCAATAATTCGGCCAAACTTACCTTTATCATGAACGACTAATTGAACCTCAGTTTCTTCTAAGAGAGAAGTAAGAAACTTCTTTGCTTGTTTACCATAGAATTTTTCTTCTAAATCTCTTGTTCTTGATTCTGGAGTATCAATACCCATTAATCTTACTCTTTGCTTTTTCATCCATATACCAAAACCAAGATCGATGTCTACATCAACTGTATCTCCATCTACGATTCGTGTTACGTCAACTTTATATCTGTACATTTGTTTCTCCTATTTATAAAATATGTGATTATTTATAACCACTGTTCGATTAAGTGATTTAGCCCAATAAGGATAAACACTATCAGCATGATAATGTGTAGAGCCTTCTGTGATATCGCCGTACTTACCTTGTATTATATCTCTTGCAACATGCATTGAATATAACCAAGTAGGACTATCAACTGGATCATCTGACTTACCATCACAGAACCAGCTAAACTGACATTGATGTCTTATAGGAACTAATTCATTTTTCCAATTGACTCTCATTTTTGCTTGATAGACAACTCCGCATATTGAAGCGGGATAATTAAAATGATTTACTCTATTTAAAACAACTTGAGCTACTGCAATTTTTCCAGCTAATGGTTGATTACCAGCTTCAAAATAAATGTTTTGAGCTAAACAATATTGCTCTCCATTTGGATCAGATGCATAAGCTCTTGGGACTGCAAACATGACAGCTCCAAGTAAAAATCCAAATAGCATACCACTTAAAAATGATTTGAACATTTTACGTCCTTGTTCATTGACTTCTTTATCTATTGCTTTGCCAAATTTGCTCATATATTATTTTTAAACACAAACTCGATAGCTCGTGCTGCCTCCTTTTCTAAATCTCTTTTAAGATACCAACCACCTGTATCAGTATCTAAGTCTCTACAGATATACTCTATTTCTTTTGGAGTAATAGGATATCCTTTGCTCATTGCATTACCTGCAGTTGTAAGCATGATTTGATACATCTTTGAATACCAACCTGTACCTGTAATACCTTTGTATTCATCTATTTGTTTCTTATTAACAAAAGGACAGTCTTGATAAGATGTCCACGTATAATTTGTATTCTTTAATTCATTACGTTTTCTTTCAAGTAAAGCTTTTTGTATTGCTTCAGGAAAACGATCGAACATTGTTTGATTGGGTTTGACATATGGATACTTTTCCATAAGATCATTTGGATTCATAACTTCTCCATCGTGAGAGAAGATAAAGTTAAAACTGTCTTTATACTTAGCAGGAACATAATACATTCTGCTTAAGTCTTTGGTTTGAGCATCAGCAATATCGCCAATCTCTTTATTTAAAGCAAACCAAAAATGCTTAATATCATCTTTATCTACATTGCAAGTCAATGGAAATACTAAACGAAACTTTGGAGATTCAACTGTAGATGAAGCTGTTGAATAACAAACATAACGATACTTATCATACTTTGATTCAATATCTTTTAAATCTCCTTCATAGTCATCAATATCAAGAATACCAAAGCCACCCCAACCTACAACATTATCATTTGCACGAGTAGTATCAGGTTGATAGATGGCTGGACTTAATAAAGGTGCATCTTGTTTTGTTGGATATTTTGTAGATTCTGATAGCTTATACAGGATAGCCTCGAACTCCTCGAAGCTAGTATAGTCCATACGTTTATTTGTTTTATTATCGTATATACTATCGAATATCGTTAAGCTTACCATGATTGTCTTTGTGACTCGGTGCCTCCCAATTGTCTGGTTTTATTAAGTCAGGTAATCCAAGTGGATTAGGTCTTTCAGGTTTTACTCCTGGATGTTTGTTCATATTTGCTTTAAGAACTTCGTTCCAAGCAACATATGGATCGACATCAAAAGCATCAAGTGTACCAATTGCTACAACGCAAAGATCGATAAGACCATCAACTATTTCTTCAGCGTCCATACCAATAAGAGCTGTTTCAGTTTCATCAAGCTCTTCTCTTAAAAAATCAATTCTAAATTCTAAGAATTTTTTCTTTTGCTCATGAGTAGCTTTAGACATCCAAGCCCGAGTACCATACTTGGTTTGCATGTCATGTATATCTTTTACCCAGTCTTTGCTCATGATATTATCTTATTCTTAGGTGTGACAAGTCCAGTATCCATATGTCTTACCTGATCGACTAATTCATCGACTGGATCGACCATGAATACAACAAAGTTTTTAGGAATAGTGATTCCTTCTTTTGCTTTTGTATAAGCCATGAAAGGCATAAATCCAATTTTGCCTTCTCCAGCTGGTATTAAAGAATAGCCATCGGTAATAGTAATGTCACTGCCATTATCTACTACTTTGCCAATTACTTCCTCTCCTGAGGATAATCTTACTAGTTTCATATTTTTCTCCATAGGTATATATTATACCATACTTTTAGTAGTTTGTAAACGTTTTTATCCAAAAAAATCCTCGAGGCTTGCGACTTCTTTTGAATTCCAGCCAACTGCATCTAGGATAGGTTCAATTGGGTCAAGGAAGGTCTTTTGGAATTGTAATTCATGATCAATATATTTCTTTAAGCCAAACTCATCAGGAAGATAGTTTGGAAATGAGATTACATTTTCATGAATTGAATTTGGTTGACGAAGATATAAGAACTTAATCTTTTCGCCGTTATTGATTGGTTCATATTTCTTTTTAAGTTGCATATCTTCTACAAGTTTGTTGTATAGAATTGAGCCACGAACATGAATAGGAGTACCTTTTTTATAAAGACTATTTCTATCTTGCCATTTCTTAACTTGAGTTACTCCTCTTGGAAAAGCAATCTCATCTGGCTCAAGAGTTTTGAAATAGTTTTTAAACTGTTCGATTGCAAGCTGTACTGATTTTTCATCTTCTTTCATAATAACATGAAAGATTTCTTTAAGAGCTTTACGACACGGTGCTGGTGTAGAAGACTTAATTGCTTCAATACCCATGATCTTCATTTTAGGTTCAGCATATCTTACGCCTTCGTTATCATGCACATTCATAATATATCGTTTCTTTGCTGTCCAAAGAGCACGATCAGCGATTGCTTCACGTTTCATAACCATACGATTATCTACACCGCCTAACATGTTGTAAAGATCGGCATAAGATTTTTCAAGCTCTGGTTCCAACGCATCTTGACAAACTTTATCAAGGAAATCGATTGTATTGTTTGGTTGTACCTTTTCTACAAGATCATTTAAGCATACATACAATGAGTCTGTATCGATTGCAACGATATAATCTTTCCATTCTTTGTTTTGTAGCACTCGATTGAGATAGGCGTTGAGCGAATACTCGGCCCATCGAATTGTAAGTTGTCCTGTAAGGGTAATGGCTTCAGCGATTCGCTGGTCAAAAAAACGAAAGTAGCGATTGCCCATAGCGCCATACAAGCTATTAAGGAGAATTTTAATCGACATTTGTCTGTTCTCTGCAATTGCGATATCTCTTTCGATTCGATACATTTCTTGCTTATCATTTTTATCTACCTTTTCTAATTCTTTTTGAGCATTAATCATTTGTTGTTTAATGTCCACACGTTCTTTATACATTTCATCAATAATAAATGGAACAATGCCTGGTCGATCAGTGTTAAAGTATTGTCCATTTGCTGCAAGAGCTTTGCCGCGATTATCAGGACGAGAAGATTGAGTAAGAACATTTTCAATATCAAACTGAGTAATCTCTCCATTGGCAATCGTTTCTGGCGACATGTTGTATTGCATAATGATTGATGGATAGAGTGAGTTAAGATCGAAAGATACAATGTTGTCATGTATTCCTACATGCGGATCTTTTACAAACCCACCAGGATAAGCTGACTTTGTTTTATCTTCGATAAATGGAACAACAATATTGTTTGCAAACAGTTTACGATATATGATCGTATCCCATATCAATGTAGTACCAAATGTGTCATTATAGTTTACGCCACCTTTATATGCCATTGTCATGCAAAGTGTAATCAATCCAAGCTTATCTTCTATACGATCTACAAGCTCAACGTCTTTGATATTATAGTCAATAAACTTTTGATGATTGTGTTTGTATAAAGTATGAAGATTAGAATATTCTTCGTATGAAAGTTTGTTTTCGCCAAGTACAACATGAGCAATATGATCAAGTTTATACGACTCTTGTGGCCCATATGAATAACCAAACTTTTTAAATAAGTCAAGATAATCAAGTTGAGATATACCTTTAAGCTCATAAGCAGTTTGAGTTCTACCCATTTTAGTTACTTCTTGTCTATCAACCATACCCCAAGGACTCAGTCTTTTAACATAAGCTTCGCCAAGCATACGATTAATACGATTAACAAGATAAGGAATATCAAAGAACCTTGTATTCCAACCAGTGACGACGTCTGGACTATGTTGCTGTGAAGACCAATGAGTAATAAAATTAATAAGCAAATCATCTTCACGATCAAACTTACGATATACTACGAGGTTTTCTTTCATATACGATTGTTCTACATCATAGTCGCCAAGACCCCAAACGTAATATGTTTCTCCAATATTACTTTTCATTGCGATCGATATAACTTTATGATCAGCCTTTTCTGGCTCAGGGAATCCATCATCGGATGCAACCTCAATATCGATTGTTGCGACATTGATTGTGCTTCGATTGAATTCTATATTGCCAGGATAATAGTCATTGATAAAAGCAGGAATATACTTCGTGTTTCCATAGATTGTTTTACCAGAGACTCCTTTGTTTGCTGTTACATATTCGTTGGCTGCTCTCATAGATTCGAATCTCTTACCAGCGTTTGCTACGCCGACTGGAGTTCCGTCAAGAGCTTTCCAATTTGTTTTTAGATTTGTGGATGTAAAAAGGATTGGTTCGTATTTGATTTTCTTTTCGATTCTTCGACCATGATCATATCCTCGTAAAAGAATTTGATTGCCATATCGAGAAACGTTTGTATAGAATTGAAGCATGTATATATTATACCATAGTTTAGTCGTTTTGTAAACGTTTTTTTCACTTTATTTTCAAAAGGTGGGGGCTAATTTCTTAGCCCCGCATGAGTTCAAGTGGCTCAACTACAAAGTGAACATGATTGTGATTGGTGCTAAACTAATAGCAGTTAATCCAGTTATCAAAGTAGTTAAGGCCTCATTAACGTCATCATATTTTCCAATCATATGGATTATAGATTTCATTATGTTTCTCCAGTAGAAGTTTAAGTTTTTCTACTGAGATTCGCCGTCATCAGCCTTTGAGAAAGGCTTTTTTCTTTGACCCAGTAGACCCTAATTCGATCTTCCTAGGACGCTTTTCTTCTGGGAGTTCAACTCTAGCATACACTACGAGTATTCCATCCTCAAGATCTGCACCATCTATTACGACAAATTCTGAGAGGCGGAAGCTCTTCTCAAATTTGCGAGATGAAATGCCTTTATAAGCATATTCACGATCACTTGGTTCTACTTCACCTTTGATTTTAAGAATTCCGTCTTTGAGTTCAATATCAATATCGTCCTTCTTAAATCCAGCAACAGCAAGTTCGATTAAGAATTTTTCTTCATCGATCTTTACGACGTTGTGTGGTGGGTAGTTATCATTTCCAGATCTAGCACTTTGATGAATCCTTTCCAGGTCTTCAAATAATGTGTCAAATCCAACGAATAGCGAACGTGGTACGTTCAAAGTATTTCTTACCATTTTTATTTCCTCCTATAATAGCAAGGTTAATTTAGGACCCGATTATTCGGCATCCTATTTTATTTATAATCTCTAAATGAGCGATTATAAATTTTTTTTGTTTTATGTAAATTTTTTTATTACTTTATTAATTCTTCCTGATTTCATTATCTTATGAAAAGCTTTTAAAATTTTTATCATTCCTGTTTTTGCGTGTTCCCAATATTGTATTTTGGACAGAGCTCCCATTGAGATTTTTCCTTAAAGGGAATCACCTTAATTTGTCTTAATGGAGCAATCTCTTTTGCTAGGTCAGGATTAACTATTGATATGAGTCCCCAATCAGCTAGCAATGTTGATATTGTATTTCTACGATGTATATCATTTTCTAATAAATTAGATGGCTTTCCATCTAATAAAAAGAGCTCTTTAAAATGGACGATGAAGTATCTCCCTTGCTTATGTAGTATATGACAAGACTGATATAGCTTTTGGTCCTTTCGTGATGCGACTCCAATACGAGTTAATGTTTCTCGTATCTTTAAAAAGTCGTCTGGTTCGTTAAGTGTAACTTCAAGCATGCTGCTTGGAGTCCAATCTGTGATTTGTATGTTATCGTTTTCCACCTTTGTAAATCCTCAATTTCAATTGTTCAATTTGTTCATGACTCATTAATGATAATGCAGATTTAGCCTTTTCATTACTATATCCATAATATTCTTTTATGAGTTCGAGATTATCGACTTCATTAGCCTTAATCCATTTGGACCATCTCTTCTTCTTCCTTATTATATTTATAAAAAAATCAAACTGAAGACGATTGTCTAGGTGATGAAAACGATTCATTTCGTTAGCATATAAAATAGTATCTTGAAAATAAGAAAGCCCACGATTGATAATAAAAGCATTATATTCTTTTTCAGCAATATCATCTACCATGATATCTTTCTTAGATTCATTGATTGCTTTTAAATACTCAAACGGATTCATTTTCTCTTATATAAATTTTTGCTTGATCTTCATTATCAAAGATTCGTTCATATTTTACTTCGTTATCTTCGAAGCGAACAACTCTCCATCTTGTGACTTCTAAATCGTACATGACTGGCCACATTTGATATGTTATACTGATATCTTCTTCTGGTCCAAAGGTTCCTTTATGTATGTTGTGTATATATTTTTTCATTTAAATTTGACTCCTGCCATGACTTCAGTTAAGCATGCAACCATATTTAATTCATGATCTGCGACAAAACTGTTTTTGTATTGATAATCAGCCAAGATCAAAACTAATTGTGGTATTGATTGTGGTTCTACAAACTCGTTCATATTGTCATATATCTTACGAAACATAGCTGCAGGTTCAGTGTCAATATTATCTGCAACCCATTGTCTCATCTGCTTAAAGTTTTTTATTTTAAGAGAACTCATTAAAGTATCTAAAGAGATATCTGTTGCGTTTGCAAGTATCCCACTGTCGATCTTACCAAAGTTTGAATATCTTTGCAACTCATTGAGAGTTCTACGAAAGTCTGGAAAGTATTTAATAATCAGTTCAGCAAGAACAGCTGGATCTGAATTGATACTTTCAACTGCAAGTATTTGTTGTACTCTTTGCATAAACATACCAGCCAAAGCGTCTCGTTCTTTCTTTGGCATAGCAAATTCAATTACACTACATCGAGAATGTAATGGTTCTATAATACGATTCTTAAAGTTGCATGTTAATATAAACCTACAATTAGATGAAAATTCTTCAATGAATCCACGTAATGCTGGTTGAGTTGATTGTGGGTTAAGGTAATCCGCTTCGTCAAGGATGACCACTTTGTAGCCACCAGATAAGGAAACTGACGAAGCGAATTGTTTGATTTTGTTTCTTAATGTATCAATACCTGATTCTTCTGATCCATTGATAACAATATAATCTAAATCAAGTTCGTTGCAAAGTGCACGAGCAACTGTGGTTTTACCTGTACCCGCCGTTCCAGTGAGCATCATATTTTGAAGCTCTCCACCTGCAACTATGTTTGAGAATGTTTTTCTTAAATCATTTGAGAGTATACACTCTTCGATTTTCTTTGGTCGATATTTTTCAACCCATAGGAATTCATCCATTGATTACCTCCCATGATTCAACTGTATCTAATCTGAATGATCTCCAAGCTGATTTATCAAGTGACCATACTGGAAATGCTTCCATCTCTGTCGGTGAATAATTAATAGTTGATGTTACTCCATTTTCTTTTAAAGCTTCTGGCTGTAGAGTACAAGGCATAACTCTTATTTCGCCTGTATCTATTTTTTTGAATGTAACTGTGACTTGCCCATTTTGTAAAGCCTCGAGCAATTTGGCTTTTTCATTTGTTTCCATAATATATCCTATAATAATATGAGGGGGCTTTCACCCCTCTGCTTTTACTCTTCTGATTCTGATTCTTCAGCAACAGGAACTTCTCCTTCAGGAACATTTTCAGCTCCTTTAGATGCAGCGTTTAAGAAAGTAACGATTCTGTTTCTTAATCCTCCAACTGCTTCAAGTTCTGGTCCTTCAAATCCACCTCTTTTAGAACAGATATCAATTATCTGAACCATTGTTGCGATGTCTTTAAGAGACAGTTGAACTTGTTGTTCTTCTGTGCCTACTTCAGTTTCAGTGGTATTCACTTCTTCTGTCATAATTTTCTCCTATGCATAGTTACGAAAATAAGAAGACCCGAATATCGGCATCTTCCGTTCCTACAAAGTATTTATACATTGTAGCTTGAGTTTTTCTCAAGAGCGATAAAATAATCCACTGGATAGTTACTATTAGTCCAGTTAGAAATTAGCTTTGAGCTTATGCTTACAAAGTAATCTCCTGGTAGTAACTTCAAGTTTGGAATACTTACCACGAAGCTAAACTCATTTTTACATGAGTTGTCTTTATCTAGTTCAATCTCAAAAACATTTGAAGTTGAGTCTCTTGTATCAAGTACAGAGGCTTCAACAACTCCATTGTTTCCTGTGATTGCTAGCTCAGTATGACCTAAAACAGCTGCAGCCTTTCGAATCTGATTTAATTTATCTTCTTCGATATTGACTCCAAGCTCTGGATCAGGCATCTGAATTTCTTTTTGAGGAGTGGTAAGGATATCGCTTTCAGAAAAGAAATATCTGATCTTTTGACCACTCCCTTGTATTAATACTGACTTGTCTTCAAACTGTAAAGTTGGTTGGTCAATTAAACTTAAGACTGATAAGAATTCGTTTAAGTCATAGACTCCAAACTCTTGTGGAAAGTCTTCTACAATAGTTGCTGATGCAAGAATTGTTTTAGACTCTGATATTGTCTTTAATTTTTGACCTGGTTTAAATACCAAGTTAGGATTAATTGTTGCGAAGTTTTTTAACACATTCACGGTGTCATTTGATAGATTCATATTTTCTCCATAATAATATATTATACCATACTTTCATCGTTTTGTAAACGACTATTTTTCATTTTTGTCATGACAGTCCAAAGCAATAATAGCATAGTGCAATATCTTTAAAAGATCAGCTCTATTATGTCCTTCCTTTTTGCCATATCTTTGAGCGTACTTAAGTACATTACCCAAAGCAAATCCCATACCATGACCACAATCAATTATAAATTCAGTTGATTGAAACTGATTCTTTGAATAGTGGCCACCATAAGTTTTATCGATATAAGCTTGAAGCTCTGTAATTAGAGCTTTCTCATTAAACTTATAGTCAATTTGTTTAGATTTCTTCGTAAACATCTTCATCTCCTTCGTAAGGATTAGTTTCTCCTGCTACAATTTCATCAGCATCTACTTTGCTGTAAAGATCAAGGAATGCTTCCTTGGTATCGTTATCAAACCTTGAGATACAAAGATCAATTGCTTTGTCTCTTTTATCAAAGATTGAGAATGTTTGAACAATGTGGCAAAGTCTTCTAGTTGAAATAACTTCATCAACACCATCATCGTAAAATGTTTTACGTATAATGTCAGCCCATGTTACGAGCTTATCTGCAAAGTCGCTATCTACACAGTCAAATTTCTCCATGTGTTTTAATACAATCTTTTTCTCTATTGATAGTGATGGGAACTGCTGATCTACTGAAATAGTAAATCTTTCTAGGAAAGCATCATCAATGATCGAAGCAGCTGTAAATCTACCGTCATCAGAACCTTTACCTTTTGTATTTGCTGTTGCAATGACATTGAATCCTTCTGCAGGATATACAATATCTCCAGTCTTTTTGACTAGGACTGGTTTGCCTTCAAGGATTCCTTGTAAGCACATGATTTTATTTGTTGCTCTATCGATCTCATCGAGGAGTAACACTGCGCCATTTTCCATAGCCTTTAAAACTGGACCTTTAGAGAAAACTGTTTCTCCATTGATAAGTCTAAATCCACCAAGTAAATCATCCTCATCTGTTTCAGGATTGATTTGAACTCTTATAAATTCTTTGCCGACCTTAGCACATGCTTGTTCGACCATAAATGTTTTACCATTACCAGAAAGGCCAGCAATGTAA